TCTATTTCTGCTGCAGCTCGTCGCAACAAGCCCTCCAGCGCGGCCTTTACCGTTTGTCGGCGGACGTCATCGCGGTTGCCGGGAAAGTGCGCAAGCTCGGCCGTGACCTCGTCACCCACTGCAAAGGCCAGCCAGACAGTACCGACCGGCTTGTCCGGCGAACCGCCATCCGGGCCGGCAATACCGCTAACCGCCACGGCAAATCGCGCCAGGCTTTTTTCCTGCGCGCCACGGGCCATTGCCTCCACCACTTCCTGGCTGACGGCGCCTACTTTGGAGAAAAGTTTTTCCGGCACGTTCAACTGCCGCGTCTTCTGCCGGTTGGAATAGGTGACATAGCCCGCCTCGAACCAGGCCGAACTGCCCGGTATCCGCGTAATGGCCTCGGCAATCCCGCCGCCGGTGCAGGACTCGGCAGTGGTGACGTGAGCGTTGAGCACCTGCAAACGACGACCAAGGTCGGCAGCCAGTTGAGTGATTTCCTTCACGGTCTTCTCCAGGAATGAGCGAGGGGTTCGCCTACCCTACAGGAGCTTATCGACCATGCAAGATACGGAGTGCATCAAGAGACTAACGCGCGACGGCCTGCACATACGCCTGGCAAGCACGCAAGGCGATCAGGGCGCTGTCGCCGTCGTCGGTGATGCGGATAATTCGCTGAGCATGCGCCGGGTCAAGTCGGGCTCGCGGGACTGCATGAACCAGGCTGCCGGGGGCGGTGGTGGCTGGCACTGTACAGCCACTGGCGGAATCAGCGGCGTCGAGAAGGACTGACAACCGCACATCAGCAGTGGCCAGACGGTCACGCAGAGCAGCTTGGTTGCGTTGGGCATCGTTCAACTCCTGGGTGTGTTGGCGGTCGTTGGCGTTGAGTTGTTGCTCAAGGGCCAGGCGCTTTTCCTGTTCCGCCCTCTGCTGGCTCAGCGCCGCCTGGTTTTGCTGGTTCAACGTTTGCAAATGGGAAGCGGCCTGATGCTCCAGCTGCGCACCATATCGCCAGGCCTGCAACTGCCACACCAGCGCCATGAGCAGGCCTATGCCGATCCACCGCAACACACTTAGGAAACGCATAGCACCGCCTTCGCCCGCGCCCACAACTGCAAGCGGTTCTCCAGGCCGTTGAGTCCGCCGTTGATACGCCGGGTAATGGTGGTGAACTGGTTTTTGTCAGCCAGTTCGTTGAGCCCGTTGCTTTGCCAGAACCAGGCGGCGGATTCACAGGCCCATCGAGGTTGCTCCAGCAACTGCGGATGACCAAGTAAATCCAGGCCCAGCGCCTCGCCACAGGCAGCATAATTAGCCCGCCCTGTGACCTGTATCAGGCCTCGGCCGCGGAATTTGAAACCATCCCCCACCGCCGAATTACCCAGATCAGTGCGCCCCTCATACCTCGCCTGCTGAGCGGTCGGCCCCCAAAGTTCTTTCAACCAGCGCAACTGTCCAGATTCATGCCCAACCTGGGCAATAAAGGCAGCCATCCTCGACGGGGTAATAACGTCATACGTATGCATTGCGATGTTTAAGGCAGGAACAAAGACGCCGGCTTGGCGGCCGGCGTCGGGGAGGATCTGTAGTAACTGCTGCGGTGTCATCATCATTAAGATCTCCAGATGATAAAAACGCGCGAAAAACAGTCAAGTTTCGACATTGGATACACCGCTGACGATATCCAAGGCTGCCTTGCGTTTTTGCATGACGTCATCAGGAATTGGTCGGGCACGCTCATACTTGGCGATCACCTGCCAGTCGGTTGATTGCAGATAAGCGACTGCCTTCGTCCTGATCAGCTCGCCGTCCTCGGCGACACTGCCAATTTTCTCAAGGGCGTTAAGTTTTATCAGGCTCATACATCAACCTCGATGGGTTTGATAACCGGTGCAGCAATAACCGGCGCTCTTGGAATAGAAACAGGCCCCTCGCGCGTAACAGCCAACGGTTCCGGGTTGCGCATGAACTCAGGCGAATCAGCGCTTACCGGCAGCTTGAGGGTCAAGCTCAACACGCCGTTGTTACGTTCAATCACCGACATGGGTGCCAACCATTTACATTCGACGTCGCTGGACTTGACTTGATAACCGTCGGGAATCAACGACAGATCCAAGACATCTTCGCCAACGGTCAATAGCTCACCCTCAAGGCTAGCCGTCAACTCGCCATCCATCAGAACGGCAAACAGTTTGATAATGATCATTTCCAAGCCCCCACTACCTGTACCTTGAAGTTTGTAAATTGCTGCGCCGTTGCACCGTTGCGGCAACTAAATCCTACTGAACCACCGTCTGCGTTGACCCATTTTGTGGTGATTCCGAAATGGTCATAACTAATGGTCGGCTGGAAATTAACCTCACATACGGCGAAACGTGGATCGACAACTTGGATCGGAAGCGCAACGATTTGGGTGATAATGTCCCCAGGCTGCAGCGTCACACTTGTGCCGGTCCAGATATGCATGACGACTTTCCCGTTCTTGTAGCGCCATACGGCAGCATTACCATTCATCATGGTCAGGTCCATCAACCCGCTGCGCTCACCATCATTTACCGGTTGCAGTGCACTGGCACTGTCCATGACCAATCGCCAAGGACCCCAGCGCGTTTCACTGGTGCCATAACCCGTACGCCTATATGCGTTCTGGGTAGCGCCTGGAAGACCAGTCAAACCTACGAAATCCTGAAACACTTGGTCGCCTGGATTCAGGACCGTGTTGACGACTCCATAGGCATATCCAGAGGGTATGGTGCCTGCGGTATTCAGCGAGACGTACCCATACCCTTGAACTTGAGCAATAGAAACATCATCGATATTGGCAACGTAGGTATAGGGATTAAAGATCTTGAGACGACGGCGCACCATGAGTGCTGCGTCAATATCCAACTCGCCATATATGCCACTTTGCCAAGGTTTAGCTACAGTTCCCTGGGCATATTGCCGGCTCCATTCGCGCTCACTGAGCAAGTCGAAAGCGGTTTGTCGTACATATCCTCCACCGGCGCTACTTACGGTTTGAATGATAAAAACATAGCTCGACGGTAGCGAAGCCCCGCCATTGCCGAACATGAACAAACCATTGATGGCCGGTAGGGCATCGGCGCTATCTGTAGGTTTCATAGAGATAGGAGCGCTTGCTCCCCAGCCGCTGGCTTTGGCCAAAGCGTCGCCCTGATATAACTCTGCGGTCATTGCATTGAGCTTTATCATCGCACTGCGTGGAGTATCACCACCCACACCGCTGGGGCGCGTACCCAGATCAATTTCTTGTCGTGCCATTTGAAGCTCCCAAAAAAAAGCAAAAAAAATCCGCACGACGGCGGACGTTAAAAACATAAGTCATCTGTTAAAAACAGCAGGGGCCACTACTGGGATTGTTATCCGACTTCACGATGCAGAGAAAATGAACCTAGCCAACTCATAGGGCTGCGGTTTTTTTAACTTAACCGTTATGACTAGAGCACTGCTAGCGTCCAATGCTCATTCCCTCCTCACTCTCACGCTGTAGTTCCACCCACTACCTTCAGGTGCAAGTGAAATAACGCCAAATGCATCGTGTATCTCGCAGACCCCTCGGGCATCTCATTAGAGCTGTGCTTCATGTAGCGCTTTTAGATATTTAAAATCGGCATCGCAGGAAAGTCATAAACTACAGCACCAGGAATACCACCTAAAAACATACCGGAAGGCGCATCCATAAAAGACTCCAAAAACAGTAAGGGTATTCCACTAGCAGCCCAACCCAGTCCTACTTCCGTAACCACCGATACCTGTCCACGACTGCTATTGGTAATCCCAAAAAATGCGAAAGGAAGGACCCCTATGGCTACATACTGCCCATTCTCAATTGGAGCCTTCCGATAGTGATAGAGATCGTCACGGCCATTTACAAAAGGACTACCACTCACCCTAACCCAATCCTCTGCTTTACCGGATACCTCTCCAGAAAATGTGAGCATTCTCCGACTAGCATCAAAAACTCTATCGCTGACATCGTTGAATACCGACAAAGACCACTCTTCATCAGGGGGTAAATTCGTAGTATAGGCTTGCCACTTCAACGTAATGTTTGCTTGCCTCACCCGAACAGAAAAACCTGTCCACGCTCCGACCGAACCTATCGGTGTGATTCCCCCTATTTGTCCTTTACCCAGCCACTGGGCAGCGCAGGCGATAGGCGGATCGAGTGAAGTGATTATTGTCGCGAATCGGATAGAAGTGAGGCCAATTGCACAGTTCGTAGTACCAGACTCAGCCAAGGAATAATTCAAAAATGTAGAGTCGACGAGGATTTCCCCATTCGAATTTCTTACCGCTAATCCAAAGCTCATTTGTACGCCACCAAAATTAGCACGCTAGAACACAAATAAGCTGGGCGGTAGTACCATTCATAGCCCCAGACTATTTGTCCCTCTAAAAGAGAAGCGGAGACACCTACCTGCCCGGCCCACCCTATGGGTATCGAATAGAGATAAGCGTTAGCAGGACCATACCCAGGTACAGCCTTACTTCCCTTTGTCAGTGCCTCTACCGAAAATTTCTCTATAACCCGCAATGCCTGGCCTGTCATTGTGTTAATGGAAGCCCCCGTAGAATTGAATGTTATAAGTCCAAAACTCATGCACTCAAATCTCCCATTTGAACCCTAAGGGTACCAACCGAATCAAACACTTTTATCGCTCGATTATTCATCAGCATTCTTCCTGCTCCTGGCGCCGAACCGTTGATTTCGAATGTTCCATCGAAGAACAACCTCCAACCTCGCTCCGCCTCCTTATAATTATTAGATTGAATGTAATTACCGATCTTGGCATTGGTAATAGTCCCATTCCCAATAAATGCATCAGCAATAATCGTCTGCCCGTCCTGAATTACAAATGGAAATTGATTTTTCTGTCCTACTGCAAACCGATCAGCACTGATGATGAATTGGCTCTCCAACCCACCCGGTCCATTCTCTAAGCCAAGCCCGATACCGGCATAGGAATACTGCCCTTTGCCCGCGTCGTACTGCATTCGCACAGACCAGTTGGCCGTGACCTTGCCCTCCACAGTCTGAATAGCCGTCGCGTTGGTTTGGATGGCCAATGTTTGGCCACCTACCGTGGTTTGGACGGTGTCGATGCGTTGGCCGAGCGCCTGATCGCCATTTGTACGCGCGGTGGTCTCGTTCTGAACAGCTGCCTTATTGGCGTCGGTTTGTGCAGTGACGGAATCGATCCTGCTACCGAGAGCGCCATCGGCATTGATACGTGCAATCTGTTCGGATTGGACCGCCGCTTTGTTGGCGTTGGTCTGCGCTATAATCGTATCGATCCTGCTACCCAATACCCCGTCGGCACTAATACGTGCAGTCTGTTCAGACTGAACAGCTGCCGAGTTCGCAGCATGTTTTACTTCCAGTACGTCCGTGCGCTGCCCCTGGATCAAGTCGCCCTCAATAATCGCCGACTGAATCGACCAGACGCCGACGCTCTGCTGTTCGGAACCCTGCCACCCAGCTTCGTCCCCCTGCATAGAAGGGTTAACCTGCAACGAAATGCCATCTACCCGCTCTGCCGTGGTAGTGACCTTGCCATCCAGCGTGGTCACCGTAGCCTTCAAGGTGTTCAACCCATTAGCTGTAGCGCTTACACCCGTGACCGGATCATCAACCGTAACCTTCACAGCGTTCAGTTGCTGGGCCTGTGCGTTAATGTCGCTGCCATGCTGAGCAATCGTCGCCGAGTTCTGCTGTATTTGTGCAGCCAGTGCCGCAGTGGTTTGCACAAGCGTGCCGATGTCCAACCAATAGGTTGTATTCGGTGGTGTATTTCCAGCAGGCACCGAAGCAACAGCCTGGTAAAGGTGATTGCCCAACCGCACAAACTCACCACTGGCATATGCCTTGGTCGAATCAAACAGCAACGCGTCTGTTACCTGATCCACCAGCCCTTCCAGATCCTTGCGCGTCTTGTCCAGGCGCTCATTGACCGAGCCCACGCCCACACCGTCAATCAGCTCGATGCGGTCCAACAGGTGCTTACCCAGCTGCGTCTCACCAATCTTCCCGGCGATCAGATCCAGGATCGGCGAGGCATCCGAACTGGCTTGCCCGCTGACGCCCGAACCGGCTGGGAACCACGGTCCGATATTGCCCGTGCGATCCACCAAGCGCGCCCAGAAGAACAACGACGTCCCCGCCGCGAGCCCCATCATGGTCAAATCGGTTTGCGGATAGGCGTAATCCCCCAACTTGGCTGCCATCGCCAAATCAGCGGTTTTCCCGTACCAGATCTCCGTGCGCTGCAAATCCGCGGTGCTCACCCCCTGCGGAATCTGCCATTTCACCTTGATCGCAAACACCAACGACTCTGTCGTCAGCGCAGCCACCGTCGGCGGCAAGGTAGTCTTGCCGTTGAGCACGGTCTCAACCGACTCGCTATACAACGAGCCAATATCCAAGGCGTTGATCGCCCGCACCTTGGCTACGTAGCGTCCAGCGTAGATCCCGGAAACTTCAATCGAAGCCCCGCCGGTACGCCCGGCATAGATCCACTCGCCGTCGTTTTTACGCCAGTAGACCTCGAAGGCAATCGCATGCGCCGGGCGCTGCCACTCGATGGTCATGACATTGACCGCACTGCCTTGCTCGACGAAATGGTCATTGCTGACCGTCACGCCGGTCGGGGCCGCTTGCACGCTCGGCGGGATCACGGTGATGGGTGGGCTGTCGATTTTCGCGCCGTTGTCGATGGCGGCGAACTTGCTCGGCACGTGCTTGACCGCGCTGAGGCTATATTTGATTTCGTCATCCGAAAAGTCTTCGGAAATCGACAGCACGCGGAACTGTTGCAAAGCTAGGGTCGCGGAGTCGATGGCCCAGATCGATTGAGCCGGGGGCAGTTCGTCGAGCTTGGTTTGCAACACAACCAACTGCTCATCCGCACCTGGGGCGCTGACGGATTTGACCTCACGGGACACGGCCTTGCCGTTGGGCATCACCAAGGTAATGGTGTCGCCCGCCGTGGCGCTGACTTCGGCATCCAGGGTCAGGCTGTCGAGGGTCGCATCCCGCAGGCGCCCGCCAATGCGGCGGCCGGCGCGGTCGTTGTCGGCCACGCGAATGATCTGGCCGGGGCGTGCCAGGGTGCCGTCGAGGCCGACCGCGAAAGTCACGCTTTCGGTTTCCAGGCGGTTGGTCAGCAAGGCCCATTTGCCGATGCGCTGGGCTTGGGCCTGGGACGTGCAACCGGTGGCACTGATTTCGGTTTGCTGGATGCCATAGCGCGCGATGCCTTCGGCGTCGTCGACGTACTGCACCTTCTGGCGATAGAAATCCGTCGGGTCATTCCAGCTGACCAGGGCGACGGTGTAGCGAGTCTTTTTCGCTGACCCGCCGTAGATGAATTGGCCACCAATGACGTTGGCGTTGGAGTAGGTGTAGACCGGGTCTTCCGGCATATCTGCTACTGCCATCACCGAACCTGCGCCCCAATAGGCCATGCCGCGGAAGGTGGTCGCCAGGTCCTGCAGCACCTTCAGGGCATCGGCACGCACCGACAGGTACAAGTTGCAGGTGAAGCGCGGTTCGGTGCCGCCCTTGCCATCGGACACTGGCTGGTCGCAATACTTGCCCATGCGGTACAGCTCCCACTTATCCACTTGGCCGGCGTTGAGCAGGTGGCCGAGGCCGTAGCGTTGGTGCAACAGCAGGTCGTAGTAGATCCAGGCCGGGTTGTCGGTCCAGGCGGATTTGAACGTGCCGTCCCACACGCCGCTGTAGGTGCGGGTTTGCGCGTCGTAGTTGCTCGGCACCTTGATGATCCGCCCGCGCAGCTCGAAGGAACGCGAGGGAATCGATTGGAATTGCGCGGCATCGAATTGCAGGCCGATCAGCGCCGAGCCCGGGTAGCGCAGCTTGGCGTCGATCACCTCGGTGGACGACTCCACGGTGGTGGTATCGGCGATCGCGCCACTGGTGGAGTTCGGTGTGATCCGGCGTACACGCAGGGTCCAGCTGTTTTTTGCCGGTGGCAGATCAACCCGGTGGGAGCGTTCGTACTTGGTGGTGGTTTTACCGCTGAAGGCTGCCGCCAGTACCTGCACGAAGGCGCCGCCATCGGTGGCTAGATCAATAGCGTATTGCACCGTGTAGCCGTTGGTGTCGCCGTTGCTGGTGTTGGTCTGCGACAACCGCGTGACAGCCAGGCGAACCCGCACCGCCGACAGTTGCAGGTTGGAATAGGACTTGGTCCAGGGCTGATCGCTACGCAGCTCGACGGACACCGGGCTTTCGTTTTCCACGGCAGGGAAGCCTGGGATGTGCGTCTGGTCCTGGCTGCCGTTGCGTGTATCGAGGGTCACGCCACTGAAATTGAGGCTGCCATCGGCGTTGGCCAGTGGCGTCTCGTCGAGAAATACCGAGCGCTTATCGTTTTTCAAACCGACAATCTCGCCTTCGCTGACGAGATCGAGGATACGGGCATAGGCCGTACTTTGCAGGCTGTCTGGCGCCTCTACGGAGGGACGGGGCTTGGACGCGCCGCCTTTGCTGCCAGCGAGAGTGAGGTCAGTCATGGCTTTCCTTCAGGCGAAATAAAGCCCGCACTCGGCGGGCTGGGTGAAAAGGAGAACGGTTAGAGTTGGTCCTGGGCGTAGATGCCGGCACTGATCACAGCACTGCCGACGACCAACTCGCCGTATAGCAAGCCGACCGGATTGCCCTGGGCGTTGGTGTTGACCGGGCCGTTGAAGCTGTAGCTCGGGCGGTTATTAGGACTGTCCTGGGCACCAAGCCCTTTGGGGGGCGGTGACAACATCTGCATGACACCGCCCATCGCCATGGACGCCCCCGCCATCAACATCATGCTGGCAGCCGGCCCCGTCAGGAAACCAAACGGGTTGTAATACGCCACCGCGATCAATACCGCACCGATAATAGTCTGCAACCCGCCTGCGCGCTTGGAGCCGGTCAATACCGGCGCGATGCGGATCACGTCCTTGCCAAGGGGCTTTTGAATATCGTCTTCGGCGATGTTGCGCTTGCCGTTGAATACGGCAAAGCGCAAACCTTTATCAGCGCTCTGCAGCATGTAGCGCTCAAAACCAGGAAACTGTTTGAAGTAGCCCATTACATCCTTGAAACCACCTGCGGTGGTCACGCGATGTTCTCGACCGAAAAGCCTGGCGAGCGAGCCTGATAGCAGCACCGTTCGCATCGTATGTTGTTCGACTGCCAATCCCATGAGCACTCTCCTGATCATCTTCGAAACGTTGGCTAGAGCTGATCCTGCGCATAGATACCCGCACTGACCACCGCACTGCCCACCGTCAGCTCGCCATACAGCAAGCCCACCGGGCCGCCCTGGATGCTGGTGTTGACCGGGCCGTTGAAGCTGTAGCTGGAGCGGTTATCCGGGCGGTCCATGGTGCTCAGCCCCTTGGGCATCGGCGACATCAACTGCATGACGCCGCCCATGGCCATGGAAATCCCCATACTCGCGGCGAAGGTCCAGCCAGTGGTGGATGAAGCGCCGATCAAGGTCGAGGAGCTACCGGAAGCGGCGAGGCCACCAGAGAAATACGACGCCGCGACAATCAATGCGACCCCGATAATGGTTTGCATCGACCCTGCGCGCTTGCTGCCCATCAGCACCGGGGCGATGCGGATATCCGAGGTTCCGGAAGGTGCGTTGAGCCGGTCCTGGCCGATATTGTCGCGGCCCAGGAAAATCGAGTAGGTCACGCCGCGGTCCTTGGACTCCATCAGGAAACGCTCGAACCCGGGCACCAGGATGCACAGCGCGTGAATCGCTTCCGAGGCGTTCCTCACCGCCAGCCGATGCACTCGGCCAAAGCTGGCGCCCAGGCTGCCGTAGAGGCGCACCGTCCGGACTTTTTCATGATGCATGGCATCCTCCAGGCGAATGATCCGCCGATGTGGTTAGTGTTCGGCCCGCAGGCCATGTCGCCAATAGCTGACCGTCACCTCGCCCCAATAGCCGCCGTAGGTATCGCGCTTGCTATCGCGACCATACAGGTGGTGCAGGATGGAACCAGGGGCCGGGTAATGCTCGGGTTCGCTTTGCAGCACGCCGTCGGCCAGGTAGATCGCGGCATGGTTGGGCACTGGCGACCGAATCTGCATCAGCACGATATCGCCCTGTTGCAGTTGGCTGACCTGCATAAAACCGGCGGCCGGCAGGTTGTCCAGGTAGAGATTGCCGCCCTTGTCCCACCAGCCGTCTTCGCGCTGATAATCGCCGAGTTCGATGTCCAACTCGCGGCGGTAGTAGTCGAGGATGATGCTCAGGCAGTCATGCACGCCGTGGGCGAAAGCGCGACCGATCAGGGGCGCCTGGTAGCCATTCGGCGTGCAACTGGCCCATTCACCGGTACACACCTGCCCGTCGTCCCCCTTGCGCACTTCGACAATGTGCCAAGGCAACCCTGAGGCTTCACACGCCACGCGGTCCGCTTCACTGGGCGTCGCCGGGCAATCGGGATGGCTGTGCACCACCGCGAGGATTTCGCCACGCTCTTCGGCGGCGGCATAGTCCTCGGGTGCCAGGCGAAAGTGTTCGCTGGGCGTGCTCGCCGTATTGCGACACGGCACATACACACGCTTGCGCCCTTCGCGAATCATCAGGCCACAGCACTCATGGGGGTAGTCGGCCACGGCGTGTCGGGCAATCGCCGCCAGGTTGGTCTTGTTCATGTTCAGCTCCGCAACAGGCCCGCAGCCGGAAATGAACCGTAGGGCAGTGGGTTGTTCTCGCCGAAACGCAGCTTGCAGCTGGTCAGCCGCCCACCGCATTTATCCTTGGCGGCATCCGTGACGATCACGTCATTGGCATCCGCCACCGGGCCGCCGTTGTAGCCGCAATAGGGGCCGCGGTAACCGCCGCAGCTGAGCCACCAACACACATTGGCGACGATCTGTCGACGGGGCAGTTGCACGCCGTTGAAGTCCAGCGCACTGGCCAGTTCGAACTTCACCGTCTCGCTGCTTTCCGCGACTTTGCGCTCGACGTACCAGATGTCCGGCGGCAGTTCCTCTTCCGGGTCCGCTTCGGGCTGGCCGTCGAGGTACTTGGCCAAGGTGCGGTGACGGATCAGCCGAGCGCCGACCAGGTCCTCGAAATACAACACCAACGCCGTGATGAAACCACCGACGTTACCTACGGCCAGCGTTGGCGTCGGTTGGGTGCCCTGCCCCGACATTTCAAAGCCCTCGGCCTGGATTGGCCAGGGTGAATATTCGTGGCCCTGCCAGAATATCGATGACTCCTGAGGGTAACCATGAAACCGGTACAACTCGGCGCCCAGGGTGGTGGCATCGAGTTCGAAAAGCTCCACCCAGGCCCCGGGTTCCAGGGTCTGGATATCTGCGGTGATGGACATAGGATTCTCCGCGCAAAGAAAACCCCGCACTGTGGCGGGGTGTAGGCGCCGCAGGTGGCGCTACGGGTGGAAGGCTTGTTCGAACGTCGCGGTCAGGGAGTAGAGCCCGGCGCCCATGGGCGTGGGCTGGTAACCCTTACAGCGATACAACGCAGGCGCTGCCAGTGGCGCGGTCCAGCTGAACGCCTTGGCGCCGGCATGGCGATCGAGAAAAGCGACGATCGCTTTGATCCGCGCTTCGTCACCCACGAAGGTCAGTGACCAGGATTGGGTCTTGTTGTTGATCCCATCCGCAGCCGTTTGCTGGTATCCATCGCCGAACTTGGCCGACTTCAGGCGAAACTCGACGCTGCCGACGGGTTCCACCTTGGGCACCCAAGTGAAAGTTTCTGTACTCATGTTTTCTCCAGGCGTAAGCCGTTGGTGGTCAGCGGCCGTTGATGGCCGACCAGATTTGCCCGCCCGGCTTGAGGTCGCGAGCGATCTGCTCGGCGGCACCCTGGCGGGCGGAACCGGCGTAGGCGCGGGCGACGTTCTGGGCGTTGGCGTCGGTGCCAGAGCCCTGGCCGTCGGCAACGTTGATGGTTTGCTGGATCACCACCTGGTTGCTGCTGGTGCTGCCCGACGGGCCGCCGCCCAATGCACGTACGCCGAGGGAGCCGTCAGAACCACGGCTCAGAGGCATGATGGCTTCGGGGCCGGCTTCGCCGAAGAGGGCCATGGGGGCCAGGGTTGGGCCAGTGGCGACGGAGTTGGTGAAGGTGCCGCCGTTGGCGAAGGCTTGAACACCGTAGTTCCAGGCGCTCCCTTTCGCATTGTAATGAACACCCGCCGTGTTGAGCTGGGGGTTAAAGATGTAGCTGTTAGGACCGACACTGGTGGTCGTCGGGGTCGGTGTGCTGCTGCCCAACCAGGCACTCACCGCCGAACTGGCCAGCCCGAACAACGAACTCAGCGCACTGGATGCCGCGGTCTTCGCCGCCATCGTGGCCATGTCCTTGAGCACTGACGTGGCGAAATCCGAAAAATTGAATTTGCCCGTGGTTGCGAACGTCAGCACCGCCTGATCCATCTTCTCGAAAGCACTGGTAAACACTGCCTTCGATTGTTCGGCCGCCGTGCCTGCCTTGTTCGAATACTCATCGAACGCACTGTTAGCACCCTGGCGCCAGTCATCAAGCAACTGCGTCATTTCGGCGAAGTTGCTCTTTACCTGCCGGGTCTTTGCGTCGTCCAGAAATGCCATCGTCGCGTCGTCACCCGAAGGCGTCGGTACAGCCTCTGCGTACGGCCCACCCACTGGAAACTTCAGCCCCGCCCGCTCGGTGTAACTGGACTGCGCATCCAGCGCGCCAACAAAATCATTCTGCGCACCCTGGCTCTGCTTGAGCACTTGCACCAGTTGCGCATTTTTCTGAATAAATTTTTCCGCCGCATCCGTGGCCGGGTCATAGGCCCTTTGAAAGCCCTTGAACTGGCCGGACGTGACCTGTAGCGCCGCTGCGGCAGAGGCGCTGACCTTTTTACTGGCGTCCTCGATCTTCTGCTGCATCTCGCGCATGCTGTTTTCGGTAATCCGCGACGCCTTCGCCAGGGCCTGCTCCAGGCTGCCGAGGTTGAGCGTCAGATTACCCTGGGAAGCAGTTGCCATAGGTTTCTCCGGGTCATGGATAAAACCCGTCGAAACGGGTTTCAAGGAAAGTGGCGTCGTCCTTAACGCCACTCGTTCATCGCACGTTCGAGCGACACACCCCGGCGCAGCTCGTGGGGCATGAAGTCAATCATTTCGGCCGTGCCGCCGCCCAGCCGGTGGGTCTGCAGCGCTATCAACGCGCTGCCCGCCTCCAGCCGCCTACCGGCGTGCAGGGAACCATATCGGTCGATATAGCGTCCCCAGGCCAGGGCTTCGTGATAGGTCATGCGTTCTTTGGCTTCGGTGATCGTGCGGCCGCCCACTCCGTTCAGCACCAGTTCGTGCCAGAACTCATCGGCGACCGTCAGCTCTTTGCGCCGCTACCCTGAGTGCCATTGACCTCATTGACTGCATTGAGGATCAGAAACCCCAATGACGGCTCAAGACCGAAAGCATCGTCGTAACTAAGGGCTTCATCGCCCTCAGCCCCCAACGATACCGACGCGGCGAGGTAGCTGGCGTTGCGGCTTTGTGACGACTCACCCTGGCTGAACAGACGCTCGATCACGCCGAACGACTGACGGCGGATGTGCAACGTGAAGGTATCGGTCACTTCCTTGCCGGTTTTGCTGTCCAGGTGCGTCCAGCTGATGTCTTTCTTCACCGGCAGGCCATCGACGATGCCGCCCTTGGCTTTCAGTTGTTTGAGGTTCATGGCGTCTCTCAGGCTTTCTTGATCCAGGCGCTTGCGCCGGTGCGTTGGATGGTGACGGTGGTAGTCACGACCGCGTTCAGTGCGAAATTGAACGGGAAGTCCGACACGTAGCCGTCGAAAGTGAACCAGGTGCGGGTCGCCGGCAGTTCAAAGCCATCGCCCTTGGCGTTCAGCGTGGGCAGCACGTCCTTGCCGTCGGACCAGCCCACCGCCCACTTCACACCGGTATCGCCCTTGGCTTCAGACAGCTGGTGCAGGCGGATATGGCTGGCGTTGGTCGGGTCGGCGTTCAGGCCCAGGCTCGCAGTGCCTGGGGTGCGCAAACCTTTCTTGTAGCTGCGCTCTTCGGCATTGAGGCTGGTGTCTTCAATCTGCTCGGCCGGCGCGCCACCAGGTTCGAATGAAGTGGCGTGCTCAATTTCCAGCACGGTGTAGGGCCCGGTGCCGGAGACCGGCGGGACGAGGGCAAAAATCTGGGTACCTTGGGTAAGAATCGACATCGAGTGTTCTCCATGAACAATAAAAAACCCGCGAAGGCGGGCTGTGGGGTGCAACGGCTGTGTTGCTGCGTGCAAGGCAGGTCGAGACGGGATCAGGGTGCCGGTTTGCCATCCAGGTAAGGCGGCGCATTCGGGTCCGGCTCTCGGCTCTTGATCAGGTCGACCAATGCCTGGTTGCTCTGGGCCAACAGTCGAATGGCCGCGTTGAGCGCCACCTGGCCATCGGTCTGGGTTTGCAGGGCGGCGATCAAGCGGTTGATCGCGGCCAATTCTTCGTCGTTCATAGGCATCTTGGTTCCTGTATCACGTCAGGTAGGCAGGGTGTGGGAGCTTCAACAGCGCGCAGCGATGACAATCAAGACGCCAACCCAGTGGCCATGATCGAACTGCGATACCCCGTCGCCGGGTCGCCAACGTGGGTCACTTGGGTAATCGACCAGCGCCCCTGCATGTACGAAGGCCAGGTTTCATCCAGCACCAGCAAGCCTTCGGCAGCGAGCAACGGGTTACCTGGGCAATCGATCTGCAGCTTCAAACCTTCACGGCCCACTAGGCGCAGTTCGCCTTCGGCCACGGCGCGGGCTTCGGCTTCGTTCTGGCAGCGCTGGCGCAAGGTCTTGAACGGGGCAATCCCGACCTGGACCACGCGCTGTTTGCCGGCGGCGGCGTCCCACCAGCTGACGCGGCTGCCCATGTATTTGGAGCGTGATTTTTCGTCGAGCTTGGCGGTAATGAAGGCATGCTCACCGGGCCGGTTGTCCTCGGTCACCGATAATTTCACTGGCGGCAATAGCTGACCGGAGAGTGACTTGGCCTGCCCCGCTTCGGCCAGTACATAGAGCTCGTTGAACGGTTTGGTGACCGCGTTGTAGCGCTTGGCCAGGCGAGTGATGAAGGCCATGTCGCTTTCATTGGACTGGTCGATGTGCGCAATCGCAATGCCGTCGAGCGTCGGTGCCACTCGCGGTGAAAAACCATGGCGGCTGACCAGTTGGCGAAACAATGCCCCTAATGTCGTCGGCCCATGGCTGGCAGAGCGGCGCTGGCGATACCCGCTCTTATCCACCTCACTGAAGGGCGCGGCCGTGGCCACGATCATCAGGCGCATCGGAAACAACACCGGGGTTCTTTGGGTGACGACAAACTCGCCTTTTTCCACCAAGCCGGTTTCCTGGTAACCGACGCGCAGGCCGATCTTGCCGCTCAGGCTGGGCAACCCCTCCAGCCCTTCGATATTGAGGGTCAATTCCAGGCGGTCAGTCTGGATACCGCCAGCGTCGGTGTGGCTCCAATGCATCAGGCGTTGATTGAGCAGCGCCGCGTTGGCGCCGTAGAACTCTACGATCGGGGTAAATCCCTGTGCCATGCAGCCTCCTTAATCCCACGCCAGCACGGGACGCACGGCCGCCGGCCTGGCTTGCATCTCAGGCACGATCACCCATACGCCGGCCGGCAATAGCGGACCGTATTCAGCCAGTTCGGGATTCAAGCGCCAGAGGGTTTCTTCCGCCGCGTCGTCGCAACGCCCCAGCTCGCGATAGAGCAACAGGTTGACCGAATCACCGGCGATACTTCGCACTCTACGCATTGACGAATTCCTCCAGTTCCAGGGTCCAGCTCATCACCATGGCGGTGCCGTCATCGATCACGTTGCTTTGGGTTTCCACCACCGAATTGATCCGCCACAGGCCCCAATTACGGCCGATGCCATCGACCAACGGCAAAGGCGCCCGCGCATTTTGCAGCGCGCGCAGTTCGTCCAGGCGCTGCATACCGTTGGCGTACATGGCTGTACCGTTGAACGTGAGCTTTTCCAGCTTCTGGCCGTTCTGCCGCGACTGGGGCTTGCTGGCAATAATCGCCAGGTCACTCCAGCCGCCGTCGCTGTTGCGGATCAACGACGAATAGGCAAAGCCGCGGGACAAGCCAAAGATAAAGTCGCCGAGTATCATTTGTTGTCGCATCAATCACCTCCTGAAGGATCGGCCAGTGCCGCGTTGCGCCGGATACCCAGGGAGTCGGTGACCATAGGTATGCATTGAAACTGCAGGGCCTGGATCACCTGGTTGACGACCTGCTGGGCATCGGCAGGGTTGACACCGGTGATCTGGATACTCGGTGCAATCGTGACCTGGACGTTGTCGGTGCGGGCACTGTTGAGCTCCTTGCTCAGTGCATTGGGTGCGGGCAGGCGATCATTTGAGCTGAACAGTTTGTCACCCAGCCAACTGCCTGCTTCGCTGCCCAGCAAGCCACCGATGGCGCCGCCGACTGCGGTGCCGATACCTGGGAAAACCAGGGTGCCGAGCGCGGCGCCGGCGGATGCTCCCGCCCAGGCGCCACCGGCGGTGCTGAGACCGGTACCGACAGCCTTGGCGTCGCCAGTGCGTACGCCCTGGATCACATCCGCGGCGGTGTCGACATACTTCAGCGGGCCAAGGCGGCGGGCGCCGGCAGACTCCAGCTTACTCATCACACCCAACAGCCCGGAAGCCGGTATTTTTGGCGCGGGAGTCACCACAGGCAAGGCTGAACGCTCATGGCTGAAGGCCTGTGCGCGAGGCTGGGTCGTTGCGCGGGCTTCGGAAGGCACGGGCACTCCCCTGCGTTCCAAGGCTTCAATCAGCCCTGGGGTTCTACTTGGGATCGAATGACGCACATCAGTGTGAGTCGTTCGGTCATTGACCTGGGCACCACGCGGCTGCAAACCTTGCACGGGTGCTCCGGCATGGAAACCATTGGACTGCGCCGGGAATAAGGGTTTGATGAAGCGCTCAGACAGACTGCGCAGCGTCGACATCACCCCAGCGTTTTTCACAGGTGCCCGCTTTGTAAACGCCGGCCTCGCCACAGACGTCTGTTTCTTCTGCGCTTGCTGTTTCTTCTGCGCGTTCCGCGCCTTCTGGTTTTTCTGCGACTTGGGCCTATTGCTACCCTTTTTCCTGGCAGAAGAGCCTCTGCGACTGGAGCGGCGACTGCTCAGTGAGGCTTGGGTTGCAGTGGCGCAGCAGCATGGCTGATCCTTTTTAAAGCCGTCGCTCTTGAACAGTTTGCCAACCACTCCAGGCAGTTTGCCCAGCGTCACGTCGACCACATTGCTCGTCACCCGACTTTTGATCGTGTCTCCCAAACCCGAGAAAAAGCCGGTAACCACAGGTGAAAACACCGGCAGAATCACCGCCTCAGCGGTTTTCACAGTGGTGGCGGCTGCCGGCGATGTGCTGGCCCAGGCATTGGCTCCGTCCATCACGTCGGTCTTTTTTTGAAGCCACACGTCTTCCCAGAGTACCGGTGCCGGCTTGAGCCTCGTGGAGAGCCGCTCCTCACTCTTTGAGGACGCCTCGCGCAGCTGCGCTATGGTTTTTTCCTTGATGGCTGGCGCAGCAAACGATTGTTGAAAGGCCGCGACCGGATCGAGGCTCTTTACCTCGCGCAGCGTCATGGCTTCACGGATCAGCCGCAGTTCTTGCGATGTGCTCGACGTAACTTCGGTGGTTGTCGCCTGATCGCTGCGTTTTTCGGTTTTGGACGGTTCAACGCCCATCGCCTTAAGCTGCGGCAAGGAGGCTTGCAGCGCGTCCACACTATCGCGCAGTAACCCCAGGGACAGCGAAAGACCCTGAAGTTGCAAGCCGGCATTGGTCAGCTCCAGGCCCATCGAGGACAATGGCGCCGCCTCTGCATGACTTTCAAATGCCAACGGGCCCGGGTTAACACTATCGGCACCCTTCGCGCCGCCTGCGTTGCTGAATACACCCTGGCCATCCTTGACCATGGCATATGCGAGCGAATACTTGTCCTGCATCCCGCTTACTCCTGTTTAACGCCAAGGCGAGTGATCGCAATGTCGTAGCGGCGCAATGCTTTTCCGGCGTCCCAGTCGAGGATCTCCGCCTCATTGACCGAGTAGATCAGCGGCACCACATCGAGGATTACCTCGATATCGCGCTGCGAAAGAAGTCCGCCGGTTGATTTAAAAAATCGTCGATGCGCTCCTGCAGTTCCGTCCAGTCGGGCACGGTCAAACCGGCCAGGTCAGGGATCATCAGGCCGGTGCAATGGGCGGTGATGAACTCGGCGCGCTCTTTATTGGTGGCGAGCTTTTTCATTACTTTGGTGGCGCGCAGGGCGGGCATTTCCAGGGGCAGTTCGGTCAGGGTTCGGCCGGCTGCGTCCAGGGGCAATAGCAATTGGACGGGTTGGTCGTAGAGCGTCGCTTCATCCGCATTCAGGAAGAACGACGTCGGGCGCGTCGACATCTCGTGTACGTACTGGGCAATGCTTACGTAGTCAGGGCGCTTGAGCTGGTCGAGCTCTTTTTCCGACAGGCCGGTGGCGAGTTTCGCCAGTTCGAAAAACTGATCGTCCTCGTCATCACCGGCCCGGGCCAGCGCGTCTTTTTGCGCGGCGTAAAACAACGGTTTGAGCTGAACCTGCTGGATCGTCGCGCCGGTGTCGGCGGTGATCGGAGCCAGCAGGGTATGCAACGGTGGCATCCAGGCCATGGGGCAATTCCTTGTTGAACGGTATTGAAAAGTACCGAAAATCCAGATCTGAACGCGGTCCCTGTGGGAGCAGGCTTGCCTGCGATGGCATCAACTCGGTGCTCCAGACACACCGAGTCGCCTGCATCGCGGGCAAGCCCGACTCCCACATTGACCGTGCCTGCCTTAGATTGCAGTCATTTTTTAAGGCATCAGTACGGCGCGGCGCGCATCGCCAAGAATGTCGACGCCGTTGAGCACGAACTTCTGGGTGCGCACGTCGATGTCGATCACCGAAATGCCATTTTCCAGACGGTTGTAGGTACGGCAGGACAGTTCCAGCGTGGTGAGCGCCTTGTCGCCCATCTTCAGCTTCGCTTCATCCAGGGATTTGAGCTTGCCGCCGACGGTGTGGTAGGTGAAGTAGGTCTTGCCGTCCTGGTCCTGGCCGGCTTCCCGCACGTTCAGCAGGATGTCGTCACCCATGCGCACGCCCAGGGCCAGCATGATTTCCGGGCCGGCACCTTGGAGGACCAGGGTGGCATTGAGCACCTTGCCGCTCTTGGCCATTTCTTCGGGGATGTAACGCCCGCCGGACATGGGCTCCATCTCGAACTCGATCTTCGGCGGGGTGAACTCTTCCACGGTTGCGGACAAAGGCAGGCCTTGA